CAAAATCATAGAGATCCTATTGTAGAAGATTTAATTAATCTGTATAATAATGCTTATGAACAGGGATTAACCCTAAGTACATCAGGTACAAACGGAAATTCTAAAAGATAGGACGAGTCTATACTTTTTTAATATTTATATGAAAAAGGTATGGCAACTTTTACTTCCCAAATATACGAGATTTTAAATTTAAACGGAGATGATGTAGGATCTTCTGTAACTAACACTATTAATAACGTTAATTATGTTGATAATAGATTATTAAAAGTACCTTCTGGTTCTGTAACTACTTTATTTTCTTTTGATAGTGTTCCTGGAGCTGGTACTTTTACTACCGATAGTATTAGATATATTAGAGTTACAAATAATTCTACCACTGCTCCTCTTAAATTAATTATATCTTCTTCAACAGAAGCTATGAGTTTTTTAGTACAAACGGGTAGCTCATATATGATGTCATCAGCTCAAATGACTGGAAGCACTAGTGGATTATCTTTTAGTAATGCAAAATCAGTAAAAGTAGAACCATCTGGTTCTGACGCGAATATAGAATATTATATAGTAACAGCTTAATAAAATATGGCATCTACAGTAATACCAATTTGGCCTGGCTCCGCATCGTTTGCAGCCGTATCTGCTTCATATTATGATACAGGTACTTGGCCACCACCAACACCTTTTGGGTTTTATGATGATGACTCTCAATTTCAAACTGATGCTAATAAAGTATCTAACTTTTGTGCTTTACATTTAGGTTATCCTATTGAAAACGTCGAATTACAACAAATTAACTTTTTTGCTGCTTTTGAAGAAGCAACAACAGTATACGGAAATGAATTGTATGCTTTCCAATTACGAGATAACTATTTATCTTTAGAAGGAGCTTCGGATAGAATTGATGTAAACAATTCAGTATTTACTCCTTCAATGGATGGTATTGTTAGATTATCTCAACAGTATGGTGAAGAAGCAGGAGCGGGTGGTAATGTAACTTGGTTTAAAGGAAGATTAACTCTTCAACGTGGTGTTCAATCATACGATTTAGCATCATGGGCTGAAGAACAGGGCATTGTAGGTGGTATTGAAATAAAAAATGTTTTTTATCAACCACCACCAGCAGTTAACCAAATGTATTCACCTGGATTTATGACAGGACAAGGTGGTTTAGGTGGTGTTCCTCCTGCTGGTTTATATGGGTTTGGATATGGGTATACTAACTATTTAATGATGCCTACTAGCTTTACAATGCAAAACATTCAAGCTATTGAAATGCAAAACCAAGTAACCCTCTCAAATTACACATTTAATATCGTAAATAATATAATCTCAGTATTTCCTGTACCTGGTACTGGTTTTGCTGGCGGTGATTTTGATGGAGGAGAAGATTTATATTACGGAGAATTTTTAGTATTTGATTTTATTAAACTACAAGATAGAATAGATGCTGCTTTTGCTAATGGCACTAATAAAATTGTAAACGTTGGAAATGCTCCTTATGTAAACCCAGTTTATTCAAATATTAGTTCAATAGGTAGAAGCTGGATTTTTGAATATACTTTAGCTAAAGCTAAAGAAATGTTAGGTCTAGTAAGAAATAAATATTCCCAAATACCAGTACCTGGAGCTGAAGTAACTTTAAATGGTAATGAATTAGTATCATCTGCCGCTACTGAAAAAGAAGCTTTAATTACAAGATTAAGAGAATATTTTGATCAAACTTCCCGTCAAGCATTGCTTGAAAGAAGAGCAGCAGAATCAGTAGCAAGAGTAGCAGAAATTAATCAAGTTCCAATGACAATTTTTATAGGATAATATGGCACTATACGGACAAATGAGAGATATTAGTATGTTTCGATTCGTGAATCGCGAATTGATGCAGAAGATTATTTCTCAACAAGTAGTGTTTTATAAATGTAATACGGTTCAAACTATTACAAATATTTATGGAGAAGCATCTCAGGGTCGAGTATTTCAAAAACCTGTTTTATTGTTTTCTTTAATAGATATTGGAGACCAATCAGCTCCTATTAGAGATAATATTGTAGGATTTTCTTGGCCAGTAACTTTTAGGTTTTTAAGAGATGATTTAACAGATGCTAATTTAGTACCTCAAATTGGTGATTTTATTATGTGGGATGATGGATATTGGGAATTAGATAACATAGTAGAAGCCCAATATTATGTAGGTAAAAATCCAGATTATCCATATTTAGATGATAATGGTAATAATCCATATGAAACTGATTTAGGGGAATTTGGTTATAATGTTTCAGTAATATGTCAGGCACATTATGTTCCTGCAGATCGTGTTAATATAATTAATCAAAGATTGTAATGCCAATTAACGGAAGAACTCCAATACCACCAACCCAAAGAGAACTAAGTATCTCTCAACATACTCCCTCTTATCCCCAAGATGGAAACCCTAATTTATCGGCAGAATTAAATAACAGAGCATTACAAACATCTTTTGCTGATGATGATACCAAACCTTTTTCAGTCAGTATTCAAGATATAGATGAGGCCATTTTTTATTATATAAATAATGTAATTAAACCCTTTACGGTTCAAAATGGTCAACGTATTCCTGTTCCCTTACTATATGGGGATTCAGAAAAATGGAATAACGTTCAAAAATTAGGTTTTTTAAGAGATTTAAAAGGTGATATAATGGCACCTTTAATTTTATTTAAACGTAATACTATTGAAAAAAATAGAAGTATTGCTAATAAATTAGATGCAAATCATCCTAATAATTATCAAGTATTTACTAAAAAATATACTCAAAAAGAAATATATGATAATTTTAAAGTATTAAATAATCGAGCCCCAGTAAAAACATATTATGCTGTAATAATGCCTGATTATGTTACTATAAACTATTCATTTGTTGTGTTTACTTATTATGTAGAACAAATGAATAAAATTGTTGAAGCTATAGAATATGCTTCTGATGCCTATTGGGGTAATCCTGAGCGTTATAAATTTAGAGCCATGATTGATTCCTTTGGTTTTCAAACAGAATTACAAGAAAATGATGAAAGATTAGTACGTAGTACTTTTGATTTAAAATTAAACGGATACATTATACCAGATACTATTCAAAAAGATATGAATGCAGTAAAAAAATACTCGGAAGGAGCAAAAGTAATATTTTCAATTGAGGCAACAAACAACGAAGCTATATTCGAAGGTAAAGTTGATGCTACAAGAATTGTAACAGAAGATCCAAATGCAAAAAGAGCTTTAAATAGAACAACTTCAGTCGGCTAAGGCCCATATTTATATTAGATAATGGCTAAAGTTAGATTCCTTGATCAGGTACCAGTAGGGGTTTTCCAAACAAATACAGCAGGAGGCGGTGCTGGTACAATAGATATATACCAAAATGGTGTACTAGTAAGTGCTAGTGTTCCTTTTATTAATATTATTGGTTCTGCTCAAGTAGAAGGATTCAATACCACAGGAGTTACAATTCTTATCACAGGTTCAGGAGGTTCAGGAAATGGTTTTCCATTTTCAGGATCTGCTGTTATCACTGGGTCTTTAGTAATTTCGGGATCTTCTCAACCTATTATAATACAAACATTACCTGTTCAAGATACACAATATGTTGTAACTTATAATCCTGTAACAGGAGTTGTAGGATATGTAGATGTTACTTCAGGTACTAGTGGTTTATCAGGTTCTTCAGGAACTGCAGGCCAATCTGGTACTAGTGGTACATCCGGTACTAATGGTACATCAGGTACAAATGGTTTATCCGGAGTTGCCGGCACAAGTGGAGAATCTCAAACTTCAGGTACTTCTGGAACTTCTGGAACTTCAGGTTCTTCAGGTAATTCTGGAGAATCAGGTTCATCAGGAACCTCAGGTACTAGCGGAACCTCAGGTTCATCAGGAACCTCAGGTACTAGTGATCAAAGTGGTTCATCAGGAACTTCAGGTACTAGCGGAACTTCAGGTACATCAGGCTCTTCAGGAGCTTCAGGTGAAGCAGGTACATCAGGATCTTCTCAAACAAGTGGTACTTCAGGTACTTCAGGCTCTTCAGGAGCTTCAGGTTTAGCAGGTACATCTGGTGAATCACAAACAAGTGGTACTTCAGGTACTTCTGGTACTTCTGGTACTTCAGGTAATGCTGGTACTTCAGGAGCTAGTCAAACTAGTGGTACTTCAGGTTCAGGTGGTACAGTAGGTTCTTCAGGTGAAGCTGGAACTTCAGGTTCATCTTTAACAAGTGGTTCTTCAGGTTCATCAGGTACTCAAGGTACTTCAGGAGTTGCTGGAGGTTCTGGTTTAAGTGAAACTTCAGGCAGTTCTGGTTCATCAGGAACTTCTGGAACTTCAGGAGCTATAGGTTCTTCAGGATTAAGTCAAACCTCAGGTACTTCAGGTTCAACAGGAACTTCAGGTACTTCAGGTAGTATAAGTACTAGTGGTGCTTCACAAACATCAGGTTCAAGCGGTTCAAGTGGTACATCAGGTATTTCTGGTGAAGCAGGTTCTTCAGGAGCAAGTCAAACAAGCGGTTCTTCAGGTTCATCAGGTACTCAAGGTACTTCAGGTGTAGCTGGAGACTCAGGATTAAGTCAAACAAGCGGTTCTTCAGGTTCTTCAGGAACTAGTGGAACATCAGGCAATATAG